GTGAGAACCCCTTATATGGAAAAGGCATACCCTTACCGCGTTATGGCGAAGGTGAAGAAATAGTCTATTCTCATATGAAAGTATGAGGCTTTGTAAATTTTTAGTTGGAGGGAGTATGGCAAGAAAATGGACATATGATGAAGTCGCCCATGCTGTTTCCAGCATGGGTTTTAAGTTAATCTCAAAAGAGTATATAGATATGAGGACAAAGTTGGATATTGAAGATAACGATGGATACTTGTATAACGTGGAGCTTGGTAACTTCGTTAGTGGTAGAAGACCAGAGAGGTATCGTAAAACAAATAAGTATTCTTTGTGGAATATTCAACATTATATTGAATTGCAGGGTTCTAAAACAGTCTTGTTGTCCAATGAATATATCAATTCACACGAACCACTTCTTTTTCGGTGCGGTGCGTGTGGAAGTGAATATCGTGCAAATGCAAACCATGTAATTTCCCGCAAGCAGATAACTTGCCCTAAATGTAGTCTAATGGCAAAGGGAGTTCGGCATCGCGTTTCGTGTGATGTGGTCGTTGATGAGTTTTTGAAAAGCGGTTTAACTCCTATATTTACGAAATACACTGGGTGTGATGATAAACTTCCGTGTATAGATGAAGATGGAAATTATTTTGAACTCACATATCGTGCTCTTGCACAACGCAACAAAGATGGATATTCTACTTACAAGTTATCGTGTTCACGGTTTGAATCCATGGTTAGGGATTATCTCAAAAGTGTGGGGTTAAGATATGTGTTTCAATATTCTTTTCAAGATTGTGTTAATATAAAACCCCTGCCATTCGATTTTGCTGTTTTTCTTTCTGAAACAAATCTGTTTTTAATTGAAGTTGATGGCGAACAACACTTCAATCCGGTTTCGTTTGGGCAGCAAGACTCTCAAAATTCCTTCTATGGGATAAAAGAGAGGGACATGATTAAAACTCACTATTGTGAGAATCATGGAATTAAATTATTACGCTTACCGTATTATCTTTTCAAATCAGATGAATGGATGCGTAAAATAGATTTAACGATCAAAAATTTGCAAAGCATTGTGGCGTAGCGACCCACAATAAATATTAAGTTATGATGAGGAAACCGAAGAATATTCTGAAAGCGTCGCGGAACTGACCGGGGAAGTTGCGGATCTTACAAAAGTGGCAAGCAACGGCAATGTTGGCGTCAGCCTGTTTGAAGCTGACGACCCGGAAACATACCGTTCCACTTATGATATTCTTCATGATATTGCGGATATCTGGAATGAGCTGACCGATAAAAACCAGGCACAGCTTTTGGAAGTTCTGTTTGGCAAACGGCAGGGACAGGTAGGTTCCGCAATTCTTTCAAACTTTGAATCGGCTGAATCTGCAATCGAAAAGATGGCAGACGCAACAGGAAACGCAGACGCGGAAATGGAGAAAATTACCCAGTCTTTGGAATATAAACTGAACGCGCTCAAAGAAACATGGGTTGGGGTTGCCCAGAACCTTTTCCAGACGGATGATTTGAAAATTGCTGTTGCCGGGTTGTCTGCTTTTTCTGCGGCGATTGATAACCTGACACAATCCCTTGGCTTATTTGGGACAGTTGGACTTGTCACGGCAATTTCCCTGCTTTTCAAATTCAGATCAACGATAGGATCTTTGCATACAACCGTGCTGCCTGTTGTGGATGCAATCAAGGCATCTGGCATGGCGATGAATGGCAGTGCGGCAAGCGTACAATTCCTCGCTTCAAAGCTGGTTGGGCTTGACAAAGCACAACAAGCGGCTGTCATGAGTGCGCTTGGTTTGACAGTGGAGCAGAAAAAACAAGTGGCATCAATGAATATGGCGCTTGCGGCTTCCCAAAAGTACACGATCAAAGAGCTGGCAAAAGCGGCGTCCACTGATAAAGATACAGCGTCAACCCTTGCCAATAACATGGCAAAATCTGTGGGCAAGCGGAAATCTGAACAGCTTACCGCGGCAATGACAGCCGAAATTCTGAACTCTAAAAGGTTGACCGCTGCCCAAAAGCAATCTATTCTATCTACACTTGAACAAACGGCGGCGAATCAGGCACAGGCGCTTTCGTGGAGAGCGGTTGGTGCAAACGCAAAAGCGGCACTTGCAGCAATGGCAACCAATCCCATGACATGGGTTATGGCGGCTACTGCCGCGGTGATGGGTTTGGTGCAGGCGTTCCGCAATCATAAGCAGGAACAGGAAGAAGCGCGTCAGGCTGCAAGTGAAGCGGCTGGGACATATAACGAAATGGCAGATTCCATTTCTGATTATAAAGAAAAAATTATCGAACTCCGTGCAGAAATTGATGCAGGAAATCTGTCTGAAAGTGACGCGTATGCCAAACGCAAAGAACTTTTAGGCATTCAGCAGGAACTTATCGATAAATTTGGCGAAGAAGCTGAGGGAATCAACCTTGTTACCGGTGCGGTGAATGAACAAATTGATTCTTTGGATCTGCTGACAAAGAAAAAATGGGAACAATTCAAACAGGAAAATACCGGGGCGATTGAGGACGCGATAAAAACCTTTACAAACTTCCAGCAAACTGACCTTGGATGGGATCATACCAATGGGCTGGATGTATATGCGCCATCTGCCGGTAGTCTTTGGCAAGGTATCAAAGACCTGAAGCTGGATATCACACCAAAAGATTTTCATGATGCGCTGCAAAAAGAGATTGAAAACGCTGGGCTTGAAATTGAAATCCCGGTTTCCGGTATCACTGGCGATTTTACTTCCGATACTAACTTATCAAATGCGGAAGAATATGTAGAATATTATCAGAAGCTCTATCAGATTGTGGAGTCCCTTGGCAAAGAATACTTTGGTATAGATCAGTATATGGCGTATACCGGCGATGCGCTTGACGCCTACTCGAAAAAAATCACAGATCTGAACGATCATATCAACGAAAACAAGCCTGCATGGGATACTTATGTCAGAGGGATGCTTCTGTATGAGGGTGCATATGACAATATTCTGACGAAAATGGAAGCTGCTCAGAAATCTTTCCGAAATGCCCTTGCAGATGAAGATTATGCGGGCATGGGGGATGCGTTGGACACCATGGACGCGCTTCAGCAGCAATGGCAAGACGCGGAATGGGGCAGTGACGCAGCCAATAAGTATATACAGGATTTCCTGGATACCTTTGATAGGGAAACACAGTCATCAAAACTGAAAATCCAAATTGAAGCAGAACTCGACAGCAAAAGCACAAGTGATATTCTGGAAAAGATGAAAACAGAAATCAACGCTTTTGCTGACGATCATGGGACGGTTGATGTCACAAAAATTCTGGATGTTGGGACAAAAGTTGATGCAGCTGGGCTTGATGTTGGCACAGATGAGCAGGAACAGTCCTATATCCGTTTGCGGGATTATGCAGAACAATATGGCATTGAAGTAAGCGAATTATTATCCATATTAACGGAATATGGCATTATCACCGACAGTACAGCGCAAACCAATGATTTATATTCAGCAAAATTATCCAATCTAAGCGATGTCATTTCCGATTTGAAATCTTCTTATGACGCACTTGATGCCGCACAGGAAGATATGTCTTCTAACAAGGGGCTTTCGCCTGAAACCATCGAAAAACTGGCGGATGCCGAAGGAGATTACCTTGCTTATCTTTATGAAGAAAATGGCGTCGTCAAACTCAACACAGAGGTGTGGAAAGAAAATGCCAATGCCAAAATGCTGGGTGAAATCGAGGAGATCCAAAAAGAAATTGGTGCCCTGGAACAGCGAAATAAAACACTGCGGGAAACCGTCGATTTGCTGAAACAACAGGCAAATAGTGGCTCTTCTGATAACTGGTATCAGGCAGGCATCACCAGCCAGATTGCAGCAGCTTCACGAGAAATTGAAGCAAACAGTCAGGCAATTGCAGAAAATCAAGGCAAACTGGCGATTTACAGCAGTTTGTATGGTTCCGTCACAGGAGATATGAACGCATACGCCTCTGCTTTGCAAAATTTCTCTACAGTTGCAAACACAATTGATTCTATGACAGGTTCTTTCCAGACGCTTGCAAATTTGCAGGCTGAGGTCGCAAATGGATTTACCATGTCACTGGATAAAGCTTTGGAATTTGCCAAGGTTTATCCGGAAATTATGAACAATGCTCAGGTTGCTGCTGATGGACAGATTACACTGAATCAGGATGTTGTCAACTCTTTTATTAACGGTAAAAAAGCGGAACTTGATGCTCAGATTGATGCCAAAATAGCTGAATTGGAAGGTGACAAAGCCGCTTTCCAGGCTAAAATAGAAGCTGCCCAGGCACAGTTGGATCTTGCAAAAGCTGTTGCCGAAGGAGAAGGCGGCATTACAAAAGAACTGGCTGAATACCGTATCAATGCCGGCAATATTGTTGCACAGGCTTTGATTGCGGCTGGTATTGATGAAGCTACCGCGTTTAAGCTTGCAGCATCAGCGATGGCGCAGAATGCGGAAGAGTTTGACCGCGTTGCCATGGAAGTTTGTACCGATGTAAACGGTAACTTCAATAAAGCGGCATATTCTGCGGCACAGGGTATCTACAACAATATGAAGCGAGCTAAGATGGATGTCGCTTCTTTTGCAAAGCAATGCCAGCTTGCGGCAGCAGCTATGGCTGGTGTTGCCGGTGGTGATGTTGCCGGATCGGCTGAGATTCAAGGCGGTTCCGGCGGCGGTGTTGGCGGCGGCGGAATCTCACTCAACCTGACAAGCGGCAGCTTCCAGGGGACAGATTATACCTATACCGCGAAAGAAACCAATATTGAGGATTTTATTTCACAAATTGAACTTGATATTGCCGATTATCAGGGCGCAATCGCACAAATTGACGGGCAAATTGCCGCATTGCAGGCGTTAAAAAATACTCCGCTGAAAAGTTTTGCGGATCCCGGTAAAGGCGGTTCCGGAAAGGGCAGCGGAAAAGGTTCTGGTGATGGAAACAAAAAAGAGGTCGAAGCGTATATTGCATCAATTGACGAATTTCGGGATGCAGTAGAACGATTACGGAAAGCACAGGAAGAAGCAGAACGCATTGAAACCGCGGTTGAAAACGCGACAAGTTATGAAAAGAAAATTGCGCTGCAAAAAGAACTTGTTGATGCTTACCGCGAAGAACAAGGTGCGCTTCATGCTTTGAACAATGCGCGGGATGCGACCATTGCCCAGAGCGCCGCGTCACTGCGGGCGCTTGGGTTTGAGGTTTCCTATAATGCCGATACCAACGACCTGTGGATTTCCAATATGGAGCACCTGAACGAGCTGACAGCCGACAGCACCGGTAAATATGACACTTTGCAGGAAGCAACAAATGCTTTGCGCAAAGAAACAGAAGAACTGATTCAATCCGTTACCGATTTGAATGATTCTAACCGTGAAGGTTCTGCCACATGGCATGAGCTGAATAGGAGCATCATTGAAACAACGGTTTCCATGTATGAAAACGCGGTGCAAGCCAAAGAAAACGCCATTATGCTTGCAGAAAACGGAATGGAAAACGCCGTAAGCACCAAAATGCTTTCTGATGTGAAAAAGTTTTCTGCCGCTATGATTGCGGGATATCAGGACATACAGAAAATCATCCAGCAAGAGGCGGATTATTATCGTTCGCTTGGCTATGCTGAAACCAGTGACGAAATCAGCAAACTTAGCGACTCACTGCACGATTATGCAGATCATATCAAAGATGTGAAACAGCAGGTCATTGATTATCTGCTTGATATCACAGAGGCGGCACACAACGCTGTTGATGAAATTCAGGATGTTTTGGATACCCTTCAACAGGCGGCAGACGAATTTGCAGCAAATGATGGTTTTATTACCATTGACACATATCAGGCGATACTGAAACTTGGCCCGCAGTATATGCAGATGCTGAAAGATGAAAATGGCTTGCTGCAAATCAACGAAGAACGGATCAACGATGTTATTGCAGCCAGAACACAACAGATGGCGGTTGAAAACGCTATGGCATATGTGGAACGGCTCAAACTGGCGGCGCAGCAAGGATCTATCGAGGATCTGAACAGTCTGGTTTTTGCCACAAATGGCGCTACAAGTGCTACATGGGGGCTGGTATATGCGGAACTTGAACTGATGCGCATGATGGGCGATTTGAACGATTCACAGTATCAGGCAGCTTTGCATAACATTCAAACCATGCAGGATTTGGCAGACAATGTGATCAATAATATTGATAAAGCTGCCGGTTCCGTTGCGAAAAATCTTGAAAATATGCGCAAACAGCTGGAAGATACGCTGGATGAACTGGAAGAAATGCAGGATGGCGCTGATAATCTGGTTGATTATGTCATGGATATGCTCAAGCATCGTATTCAGCAGCAGGTTGATCTTCTGGAAGAAATGAAGGATAAGTATAGTGAACTGATCAACCTGAAAAAAGAATCACTGGACACGACAAAAGATGAGCAGGATTATCAGAAATCAATTGCCAAAAAACTGCGGGAAATGGCAAACCTTCAGGAGAGAATCAATGCCCTGTCATTGGATGACAGCCGCAGTGCCCAGGCAGAACGTGCAAAACTGCTTGAAGAAATGGCAGAGCTGCAAGACGACTTGGCAGATACCCAGGCGGATAAATCCATAGAAACGCAAAAAGAAGCGCTGGACAAAATGGAAGAAGATTATCACGCCGAGAAGGACGAAGAAATCAAGATTTTGGAGGAATCCATTTCTTCTACACAAAAGCTGTATGACATGGCGATTGCGTATATCCGTGATAACTGGGATACATTGTATACAGAACTGATTGAGTGGAACACAGAATATGGCAGCGTGTTCAACACGGAAATTACAGCCGCATGGGAAGCCGCTCAGGCGGCAGCACAGCGCTATGGTGATTTTGTCACAGCAATTATGGGCGGCATTTCAGCCGAGATTGACAGCATTACCAGACAGATTGAAGAACTGGACGCAAAGATGGATAATCTTGATGCTGGCGGCAATGATTCATCCAGTTCTGGCGGCAATAAAAATACAACCGTTGGCGTCAGGGGCGAGCATGATTCGCCATCCAGCGAAGATATTGTAAGAGCCGCTGTCGGGCGGATGAAAGAATATGCAGCGCAATGGAGCGCAGACAGTCCGAACAAAGAGGATATCCATCAAAAAGCGGAGAAAGCATATGAAACTGTTGCGGCGAACGGAGTAAAAGCCAGATTCAGTGCCACTGATGGGACATGGGTGATCACCGAAGATAAACTGAACCCTGGGAATGTTGGGAAATTGCTGTATAATTGTTATCATACCGGCGGTCTTGTAGGTGATGATCCATTGAAGCCAAATGAACGGTATATCAAAGCGGAAAATGGCGAATTGGTGATGACAGCCAGCCAGCAAGATAGTCTTGTAGGGCAGCTTGACCGAATTAGCACAATAGCAGATGCTTTGATAAATGCGCCTATATTTAGCATCCCTCCTGTTATCGGAGGCGGATTATCCCAAGACGGGCATAGCACCATCAACAATATCGCAAACAATTCCCGCCCAATTGAAATTCGTATTGGCGATACGGTGATCCAGGGCAATGCCAGCGCGGAAACAGTAGCCGCACATAGCAAGGTGACTGAAAAAATGGTAAACGAACTGGCGCGGATGGTCGGTGTAAAGTGGTAACGTAATGGCGGGGAGAAAGACTTTCCCACCTTTTTCATCATCAAATCAAAGGAGGTGCAGCGGTGTATAAAAGTTATGAATTTACATTTGCGGACACACCAGCGTCAATTTATGGGATGTTTGTGTGTGACATTGGGAACAAAAGCCACAGTGACAATGAATTTGGAAATAAAGCCAATATTGTAGAAACAAGGATTGCCAATCGCATTACACCGCTGCATTATGGCGTCCGATATCATGATGCGCCGCTGACGTTTACCCTGATTTTTGGTGCTGAACAATATATGGATCGTTATCAGGTGCAGGAGGTGTCAAACTGGCTGACCGGTTATCAGGATTACCAATGGCTTTCGATTGACCAGCCTGATATGGAACATATCCAGTTTAAGTGCCTGATTCAGTCTTTAACGCCAATCAGTATCAAATGGCTGCCCATTGCGTTTGAAGCAAAGGTGATCTGTGACTGCCCATATGGATATAGTTATCCTTTTGAAGAACGGATTGCTGTCAACGGGACAACAACATACCGTTTTTATAATGACAGCACCATCAAAGAAACCCTGCGTCCTGCGTTAAAAATCATATTGGATACAGGATGTAAAAATTTTTCCATTACAAATCAGACAACCGGAAAAACAATGGCGTTTACAGCGCTGCCCAGCGGTGGAATCACCATGATTGCGGACAATGAGAATGAGATTTTGCAGGATGCTTATGGGCAGTATGATTTGTATGAACATTTTAATTATCAGTTTCTTGAATTTGCTTCCGGCGACAATGAGCTTGTGATAACAGGCAGCGGGACAGTGATTATCAATGGACGGTATCTATATAATGTTGGCGCATAAAAAGGGAAAAGGAGGCTGTGGATGTATCTGGATTACACAAAAATAAAAAGCGGACAGAAAAAGCAGCCTATGCTCAGGCTGCTTACGCTGGCTGGAAAAGAACTGGGTGTCATTCCGTTTGTACACGATCTGGAATTTGAAATCAACTATGCGGATGTCAGTACAATCCAGTTCACAACGCCCTATAAGGCAAATGGTATATTGAATCCGCTGTATGCCGCGCTGACCAGTTTCAAAGTCATTTATACAGAGGAATTTGGGATTTATGTGTTGTCATCACCCAAAAAATCCGGCAATGGGATAGAAGAAAGCAAAGTGGTTATGGGATATTCGCTGGAGCAGATGTTTAAGAAAAAAGATTTGTTCCTGGAAGAAGGAACTTATAATTTCTGGAACCCGGCAAACAGCAAAGATACCATTCTTGGCAGGATTCTTGAACTTGATCCAGGCTGGTGTGTGGGATATGTTGCGCCACGGCTGATTGGCTGTTATCGGACGTTTGACCAATATGATAACGATGCGCTGAGCTTTTGTTATGGCGATGCAATGGAAAAGTATAACTGTGTATTTGTGTTTGATGTGTATCAGAAACGCATCAATGTCTACGATGCAGCCAAAGACGCGGAAACACTGCCGATTTATTTAAGCTATCATAATCTGGTGGATTCAACCGAAATAGAGGAGCTTTCGGATGATATTGCTACAAAAGTGCATTTAAGTGGTTCGGATGGTCTGACAATCCGCGATGTAAACCCGATGGGCGCAGATTATATCGTGAACCTTGATTATTTTCTTTTCAATGGGGATTTGGATATCAAAACTGATAATAGTAATATCATGTTAGCGGATAGAGTGAAAGCGTGGCAAGCTGCAATCGCGGCAAATCAGGCTTATTATACTGGGCTTGCTGCTGCCCGTGCTTCTATGACCGCGCAGAAACTGGCTGCTCAGGTGGATTTGACAACGATGAAGGGTGAACTGGATACGCTGACCGCACAGCAAAGCGTGATTATCCAGGCAATGGCAATGGAAACAACAGAGGAAGGAAAGGACAAGCAGCAAACGAATCTGGATCATGTCAACACACAGATTTCTGCAAAAACCACAGAAATAAAGTCACAGCAAACAAAAATCACATCAATTGACGCGGATATTAAGCGTTATATGGATGCTATGGCGGCTGTTAATCAGCAGCTTTCTTTTGAAGGTTACTTTACAGCGGCAGAACGTGAAGTGCTTAACCGTTTTATGATTGACGCCAGTGTGAATGACGAAACTTTTGTTGCGACAGATGTGGATACTTCTGCTTCCGGGGCTGTTTCAACCGTATCTGGCAATGTTGCTATTACCGGGTCTGATGTGACAAAGGTGAATCTGACAGGTTTCGGCAAGACGATGTATGTCATGGTTGGGGGGACTTTATCGGTGCCAGGGGCGAACCTCACGGCTGAAATGATGCGTGGCACGCTGGAGGTGTCAGGCAGTGGATATGTTATGACGGCATACCTTGGCACAACCACATATAACGGGCATGATTTCATGACAGGGCTTATCACAATTTCTGGTGTTTTATCACAGTTCAGCAGTGATGTGACTGCTCAATTTCAGAATGATATTACAGAATATAAGGGTTCAAGGCTTGGATTTCAGACAATAAATGCGGATTCCTGTTTTACAGTCAGTGCCAACGATTATCAAAAATATTCAGTTGCAATGGATTTATACCGCTTTGGTGAAGAAATGCTGGATGATTATGCATGGCCTGTTTATGAATTTAATGTTGACAGCGCTAATTTCTTATACCATGACAAATTTGAGCCATTTAAGAATAAGCTGGAACTTGGCAAGGCAGTACATTTGCAGCTTGGCAGTGAAGGGCAAATCAATGCCAAAATCATTGGGTTCAAACTGAATTTTGAAGATATCAGCAAATTTGAACTGATTTTTTCTAACCGTTATCAGAAGAAAAATGGGAAAAAGTTTTTGAAGGATTTATTCGGTAGCGTTTCCCAATCAAAAAAGACCATTAACGCCAGTAAATATATTTATAACCGGGCTGCTGACAAAGTAACAGAAGTTTCTGAAATCATGCGGCAGCAGTTGGTGGCTGCGGTTAACAATATCGTCAACAAAGAAGATCAGACGGTTTTAATCAACAGTGCGGGCATCAATATTGGCGGAGATTCCAACTATCAAATGCGTTTGGTAGACAATATGATTGCAATGACTGATGATAACTGGAAAACGGCGAAATTGGCAATCGGGCTTTTTGCAACCAAAGATGTGGGAACACAATGGGGCGTGAATGCGGAAATGCTTGCAGGGAATCTTCTCATTGGCAACAAACTGGTTTTGCAAAACCCAAATGATGATGGTTATATGATGTTCCAGGTGGATGAAACCGGCGCATGGCTGTATAATGCGCAGTTTGTGCTTCAGGATGGAAAAACCGGCGGCATGATTGCCATTGATCCTAAGTATGGCATTGTGGCTGGTACAAAGTTGTTATTCCATACGAATGGGACAACCGTGACCCCGGAATTTATGGATAATGCGGGCGAAATCACATTTGACGCTGAGGGTATGCCTGAAAACGCCAATTTCTTTTTGGATATTGATACAGGCAATGCTTATTTTCGCGGCAAACTCAGGGCAACATCAGGACTGATTGGCGGATACACGATTGAAAATAGTTACCTGCACGCAGGCACTGGCACAAGTTATGTGGGGCTGAATGGCGGCACGGATGTGTATGCGGATTATGCAGTGTGGGCAGGCAATGCAGATCCGGGCAAAGCACCTTTTGCTGTTAAAAAAGATGGAACGCTTTATGCCCAAAACGGTACGTTTGGCGGCAAGCTGGAAGCTGCTACCGGCACATTCAAAGGCGCATTAAGTGCCGCCACCGGCACTTTTTCAGGTGCCTTGCAAGCCGCGACAGGCACATTTTCAGGCAGCCTCAGCGCTGTAAACGGGACTTTTACAGGCACCTTGAATGCTGCAAACATCAGCGGCGATTTAACGGCAAAATCCAGCGCGGCTTTGGTTGGATGTGAAATCTGTGTGCCGAATAAAACGGCACCTAATTTCCATGTGGATGCGAACGGTAATGTGACAATGAAAGGGAATATCAAATTGTCTGGGAGTATTACATGGAACAATAACGGGCCGGTAAAATATCAGTTTTCAACCTCGATTAATGGCCCGTGGCACGATACAATGTATACGTCTGACAAATACAGGCGGGATTCACTCAATGGCGGCGCTTCCTGGGGAAGTGCATACCAGTTCCGCGGCACAGATGGCGCGGATGGCGCGGATGGTAAAAATGGCAGTGATGCCAATGTCACGTTTGATAATATCAGAAGTGCATTATATAGCGCAAGCGGCACGAAAACAACATTTATTACGGCTGACAGGTTTGGCGCGCCAACGATTTATGGCGCGAAAATTTATGGTGCAGAAATTTATGCCGGCGGAGTAAATGATAAAGGTGGGCAGATTATTGGTTTGACGGATGGCGGCATTAGAATTTTTGATGGCAGAGGCAACAGCGTTTTAACAATTTCTGCTGATTCAACCGGTGGTGCTTCGCTGACAACCGGATTTAACTACCTCACAATCAGCACGCCATATATCAATATCGGCAGTTTTACGACACTTACATTTAAGGGGCACACTGTTGATTTTAGCAATGTGAGTCAAGTCACAGGGTTAAATTCTTCAGCAACTTTTGGATAGAGGGTTTGATTTATGGCTAGCTATACAATATCATACGATTCCAGTTCGATTACATTCAAAGTGACTGGACTTTCAAGAGGTGTTTCTGTCCGGCTGTACTTTCGGTTTGCAAGCGGCAACACCGGCATTGTAGATGAAATATATACAGCAACAGGCAGTAGACTAAACAAAACATTTAATGGTGTGTTGTCACCTGGGAAAAATTATGTTGCAAATGTAAAAGTGGGCGATAATTGGCTTGGTGCAAGATCATTTACTTCTGACGAAGAAGAAATCAAACCGACAGTAGCACCCTGGTCATGGTCTGCATCAAATGGATCTGCATCCTCATCGCAAACATCAAGGGCGTATTATGCGGTCTGCGGACAAGGCAACACAAGCGATTTTTCCTATTTGGTCTGGAATGACATGGTAGATAAGGTAATGGAGATTTTAGAATCCAAGGGTATGACGTGGTATAGTGGCTATGCGTCTTATTATGACACAAAAATGAGTTCACGAGATAAAGAATTAACTGCCGATCGGTTCAACGCCCTAAAAAACAATATTGGATCGCATTATCCAACTGGCATTCAGGATGTGAGAAAAGGGGATATCGTATATGGATGGTATTTTACAACGCTTACAGATTGTATGAATGATTGGATTTCGCATTAAAAGCGAATGTGGAGGAAAACAATATGACAAAAATGGAAATTGCACAGCACATTGCTGATGATCATAACAGATTGGCAAGTATTTTGTCTTCTGGCGGTATGAAACTGCTTAATGCAGACAGTGCTATTTTGCTCGGTGATACAATTAAAGATCTTCGCGCTTTGGCGCAGCAAATCGCTCAGGATATTGAACAGGAATCCGATGATAAGATACAAGAAACAGAAGAAAAATAAGGAGGCAGTATGCACATTCCTAATCCGTACACCTTACCGCCAATGGATTTCGTCGGCGGGTCTACGCAGGATTTGGTCTTTCACTGCTATCATTATCTGAACAGGAAAGCACAGGATCTTTCCACGTGTGTGGCGAATTTCTCCATCATCAATTTTGTTAACAAAAATGGGGAACCACTGGTTTCTAAACAGATGGATATTGGTGCAGACCCGGGCATAGATGGCGAAATTAGAAATGTATTAAGGGTTACACTGACACCAGCGGATACCGTAAATTTGCCAGCAGGCAAGTACATTTATCAAATCACCATCAAAGATATTTCAGGGGATGTGGAAATCCCAAATCAGGGCATTATCCATATTATCAATAATATCAATAAATCGTTCGCGAGATAAGTGCCTGTGATGGCGCTTTTTTTATGCAAAAAAGGAGGACAGTTTTTATGAATACTACGTATTTTTTGAACCTTGCCGCTGGCAATCTGTTTCAAACAAAAGTGAACCCGTCTATTCCTGCTGAAATGTGGATTGGCTTGAGTACGACAGCGCCGAATATCAATGGCACAAATGTCACCGAACCTGCATCCAGCGCTGGATATGCACGGATGAAGCTGGATATGCTGAGTGAGCCTACTGTTGGTGTTGTCACCAATGCGTCAAATATTGACTTTAACGAAAGTACGGCATCTTGGGGCACTGTAACGCATTTTGTCATCTTTGATGCCCAGAATGGCGGTAATCTGCTGCAATACGGCGCATTATCCACGCCAAGAAGTGTTGAAGCTGCAACCATTATGACCATTAAATCTGGCTATCTCAATCTGTCCGTTCAGAACCCGTCCTGACCAAAGGGGTGATGGAGTATGGCGAAGGAATTTGACATCGATCTGCGGCGGCGTTTGACAGAGTGTGATTTGCTTGTCTATTCCATCCCATATCGCGATGGTATTTCTGTAACCAGCCGTCTGGTTTTGGAAACGCTGCTGAATGGTTATATTCTGTATCAATTTGCAGCAGCGCAAATAGGAACAGAAGTAAATGCCAACATCGACCAGATGATAAAACGATGTTTGGAAAAATCCAGTCTGGCAACAGGTTTGGATGCTTCAGCTAGTTTTGAAGCGCAGGCAAAACTCTATTTGGAAAACACGCCGGTTGTTATTGATACACCTGTGATAGATATATTAGAGCAGGTGTTTAATGAGATGGAAAACAGATTGGTTCTGGCATCAGAGTCATTAGCGATACAGGCGGCTTCATCTACTGGCAGAGGGAGTTTCCCTTTACTGGTGGATGCTAGCGTAACCGATACACACAAACGCAGTTTGCTCAAACTTGAAAACGCTGGCATACCAGATGTCGTTATGAGGCAAATCAATCAAGTGGATTATATCATAGCTGATACATCAACAGTGATTGGATCTGCGCTGCAAAGCCTTTGCTATAATCTGGTTTTTGATACCAGCGCCGCCGTGGAAATTGCTGCGCTGGTATTGGGTACGGAAATCCGTCATTCTTTGGGCGTTTGGTACAACGGATTAACGCTTGATTCTAAAGTAACAGGATCTTGGGCGCAAAAATTTATTGCTGCAAAAATAGTTGCGGATATCATGCAGAAGGCAACAGGAAAGCTCATTAAAGTATTATATCCGGATCATAATAGCGCGGTCATTGAAGTCAATGATTTGGATATCAGCATGAAGCGATACCGCCTGCTGAATGATTTGGATGATTTGCAGCTGGCTGATATTGATGATATGCCCCTTGAAGAACTGGATTATGTTTGGCTTACATGAAATGAGGAAAAGGAGGAATGCAGTATGTCCCAGGCACATTTGGGTAGTTTTAATGGGACTGTGACGCCTGGCATAAATATGCTGGATATATTCAAACGGAATGAAATTGCGGATAATCCAAACAGCATTTTGAAATATGGCGATATGGTACTGAAGAAGTTCGGCATTTCCTGCCCTGCTGGTACAGTTATCAAAATTAATGGGAAAGAAATCCTGTTGTTTACCGGTGCGTTTGAATTGGGCATGAATCAGATTGATATTACATCGTTAGAATTTTCGGACGCGGTAAATGTGAATATTTACTATATGTTTTAGAGAGGAGGTGCAAACATGGCCGATATGAGTTGGATAGACGCATTGGTGATCCGGAGTGGCGGCGGAGGATCTGGCGTAGGTGGTGTAACAAGCTATGATCAGTTGACTAACCGTCCGATTCAGAATGTAAGCGGCAGCCCGGTGGTTGTCAGTCGGCTTCCAAGCGGCGTTTATAATATTGACGGCACATGGGTTATTACAGCCGATGAATCACCGCGTGACACCCGAAAGGATGATATGTTTTATGTCCTCAACGAAAATGGTGTGTGCAAGCTGACATGGATCACAGCAGGAGATATTTTTACTTATTCTTCTCAAATTGATGGAAACGCATCTTCTATTGTTGAGGATAAGGTTACAAAGGAAAGTGACGAAACAGGAGCGGGCGGAAATATAAGTGATATGGTTGGTACTTTCAGCGACAGCGGAAAAGATGATCCTGCCAGTGAAGACCTGATTGGTGTCTTCTGACTTTTTATTGATTTAGACATTGGCACATCCAATTCTAAAGATAACACATATAATACTGAAAAAGAAAGGATGAAGTAATTATGGCAAAACTGATTTACAAGGGGAATAAGGCAAACCTGCCCACTACCCGTGAGGCAAACGCGTTCTATCTGTGTGAAGATACCCGGGAATTGTTTTTCGGCGCGAATCTTTATACGGAATCGGTTCGTTTTTACACTGGCGATAAGCCTGCCGCGCCCGCTCAAGGTGTGCTGTATATTCATGAAACAACTGGTGCCGGTGATGTGTGGAATGGTACTGCATGGGTGAATGTGATCAAGGCTTATACCACTGCCATTGACGCAAATGCGGATCACACGACTGTCCCCACGACCAAAGCCACCAAGGATTATGTTGACCAAAAGGTTGCAGATGTCGTTGCTGGTGAAGTTGGCACATTGGGTGCGCTGGCAAGCAAGGATAAAGTGAGTGAAGACGAACTTGCTGAAGCCCTGAAAACCAAGGTTAATGGCAAGGCGGATCAAACTGCATTGGATACTACAGATGGAAAAGTAGATACGCTGATTGGTACCGATACTGGCAAATCTGCCCGCACAATTGCAGGTGAAGAGCTGGCAAAACAGCTTATCCCTGAAAATGCAAAGGAATCCCTTGACACGCTGGCAGAACTGGCTGCATGGATTCAGCAACATCCTGATGACGCGGCTGCGATCAACAAAGCGATTGCTGACCTGACTGCTTTGGTGGGTACCTTGCCTGCGGATGCTACATCTGATACAGTGGTTGGCTTTGTCAAGGAATATACTGATGCCGCTGTTGCTGCGCTGAAAATCGGTGATTATGCCAAGGCTGCTGACCTGACTGCGTTGACAGCCCGTGTCGCCGCATTAGAAACAGATACGCATACCCATACAAACAAAGATCTGTTAGACACCTACACCCAGACAGAAGCAAACCTGGCTGATGCTGTGGGCAAGAAGCATGATCATGCCAATGCTGAAGAACTGGCAAAGATTGTTGCTGGTGATAAAGATAAGTGGGACGCGGCTGTTGCGGCACTTGTTGTTGGTACATTTTGATTGCAGTCACACCGTCCATATTAACTGGCTTTTGGGGAGAGGCATGATAGCCTCTTCCTTTTTGCCAACCACAGGAGGTATAACATGATGAAATTTTTTGATGCCAATACCACTGTTGACAGTAAGGCGCGAAATACTTCGGTTATCCCGATTAAAGAAGGGCAATTCCTGATGACTACGGATACAAAGAGTATCTTTTATGATTTAGGGGATAAACGGATACAATTGACAGACATTCTGGAGATTGATACAGAGCAGGAGCGTCAGGCGCTGATTGCACCTGTCAACAAATTTTATTTTGTAAAAGACACTGGCGCACTCTGGAGATATAACAATGGCACATGGATTGAGTGGTCAAACAGCGGCGTGAGTGGTAAAATCAGCAAATCAATTGACCTTGTTTTGACTGCGGCAGGGTGGACAAATTGGCAGCAGACAGTTGCAGTTGATGGACTTACGGCTGCACAAAATGGCGTTGTGGGAATATCTCAAGATATTGCTGCGGCAGAACGTGAAGCTGTAGCTGCGGCTGAGATGTATGTCTGTGGACAGACCACAGGCGCTTTTACAATCGCGCTGGGCGGTGATAAACCAACGTGTGATATTCCAATCACTTTGATCCTGCTCGATTAACGAGAGGGAGGAAGGAATATGAGCCAAACAAAAAACTATGGGTTTCATCTCGAAGGGGACAATACCACGAAATTCAAGGAATGGCGCGAAAAGCTGAATGGTCTGGTCAATTCCAATATGACGATGATTGATGATATCCTGGCTGAAAAGGCAATGAAAAGCCGGGCGATTCAGACTTCATTGATTTCATCGGATTGGATTTGGACTGGCTCAAAGTATACGCAAACTTTGGAAATTGAAGGGCTTACACCTGATATGAATGGCATGGTTGGTGTTGGGAAAAATCTGACGCCTGAACAGATTGATGCTGTTTGTATGGCAGAGTTAATGGTTGGCAGTCAGACTGATGGTATGCTGACTATTTCTGCGAATGGAGATAAGCCATATTGTGATATCCCAGTGATTGTCATTCTTCTGGGATAAAGAAAGAAGGAGGTCATTATGCCTATTATTGGATTATTCCCGTCTGGAAGCGGCACAAGTGGCGGCGGTATTGCCCTGCCCGCAGTTTCAGACATTCAAACATTGGCAGCGGCAGGCAAAGTCTATGTCAAATGGACAGATCCTGATGACATCGTTGTTGACGGTTCCCCTTTGGCAAGCTGGGCAGGTACCCTTTTGGTTCGCAAAGCTGGCAGTGCGCCAATGAACCGCAGGGATGGCACTGTTGTGTTAGACAGCAAGACCAGAAACGCATATCAGAACAGTTATTTTTGTGACAGTGGTTTGACAGACGGCGTAGAATATTTCTACAAATTTTTCCCGTATACAACCTCAAACGCATATACAGACAGTGCGGCTGATGCGTTCAGCGCAACGCCTAACCCTGTGGCGGTTGGCGATGTGTCCGGCATTACATTGGCAGCAGCAGGCAATGGGAAGCTGTCCGTTATGTGGACTGATCCTGATGCAACGATTGTAAATGATGGTGTAACGCTGGCAACTTGGGCATCGACTGTTGTGGTGGTGAAAGAGGGGCGTTATGCGGTTTCCCCTACCGATCCGGATGCTGCTTTTACGTATACCAGTACAACACGCAATGGTCATGCTGCTGCGCCACTGGTAGCAACAGGACTGAAAAATGGAACAACTTATTATGTATCACTATTTCCTATGTCTACGGATGGCAGCGCGAATACAAATACCGCTAACCGTAAAACAGGCGTTGCGAATAAAATTACAATTTCAACAACACCCAGCCAGAGTGGGAGCCTGACGTATAACACGAACCCACAGTCGCCCTCATGGAGCAATTATAATAGCGCACAGCTTACCCTTGGCGGTGTTACCTCTGGAACTAATGTGGGAAGCTATAACGCCATCTTTACCCCGAAGGATGACTATATGTGGTCTGACGGCACTACTGCGGCAAAAACTGTGAGCTGGAGTATCGGAAAGGCAACAGTGACTGTTCCAACAGACAGCAGCAGCTTTACTTATGATGGAAATCAGAAATCCCCTGTATGGTCTGGCTATGACAGCGCAAAGATGACTCTGGGCGGGACTTCTTCCGCGACGAATGCAGGCACTTATACGGCTACATTTACACCCACTGCCAATTATAAATGGAGTGATGGTACAACTGCTGCAAAGAATGTTACATGGAGTATTGCAAAGGCGGCGGGAAGCCTGAGTCTGAGTACTACCTCAGTTACACTGAATACCGCTACGCTAACAAGTAATATAACTGTTACCCGCGCAGGGGATGGTGCTATTACAGCTACTTCCAGTAACAGTAGTGTAGCAACTGTAACCGTATCTGGCACAACAGTGACCGTTACAGCGGTAGGAAGCGGTTCATCCACAATTACTGTAAAGGTTGCAGAGGGCACAAACCATACAGCACCAGCAAACAAAACTGTCAGCGTAACAGCAGCACTTGCAAATGTGTTTGGTGTTTGTTGGGATATGAGTAACAGTTCTACGGCACTTACCCGGTTAACACCAAGTAATGACCCA